GTCGTCGCCGTCGAGGTGTGCGCCGAGGACGCCAAGTCCCTGGCCAGCCACCCCGACTTCCAACCGGCCGCCAAGGCCACCACCCACCCCAAGCCCGAGGAGGGCTAGTCCATGTCATCCATTCTCGACCAGGTGGTGACCGTAGGCGTCGAGTCGACCTACGGGACCGCCCAGACATCCACCGTCCGGTCCTACGAGGCCAAGGCCGACACCTTCACCAGGGACGTGGAATACATCCAGTCCGTGGGGATGCGGCGCGACCTCCAGACCATCCGGTCCGACCGGGACGACACCATCACCCTGGGCGCCACCGGGTCCATCGAGTTCGACCTCCTGAACAAGGGAGCCGGGCTCATTCTCCAGCATGTCCTGGGAACGACCTCCGGTCCGACTCAGCAGGGCTCGACGGCCGCCTACCGGTCGACGTTCACCACCGACGACACGGGCCCCACCGGCTCGTACACCGTCCAGATCAGCCGGGTGGACTCTGGTGGGACGCTCCGCCCGTTCACCTACGAGGGGTGTGTGGCCACCGGGTTCAACATCTCCCAGGACCTGGGCTCGAACCTGGCGTTCACGCTGAACTTCGACAGCGAGAACGAGCAGACCTCGACCGGCGAGGCCACGCCCTCGTACCCGTCGAGCGCCACTCCGTTCAACTACACGGACTGCGTCATCGCCATCGACGGGAGCGCCGCCACCAACTTCACGTCGTTCTCCCTGGACGGCGACCTGGGCATGGACACGGCCCGACGGTTCCTGAACGGCAGCGCCACCAAGTCCCAGCCCAAGCGGTCGTCGGTGCCCTCCTACACGGGGACCATCACCGCCGAGTTCGCGGACCTGACGGACTTCAACAAGTTCATCAACGGGACCGAGTTCTCGATCAACGCCTCCTGGAACGGTGCCGAGATCGCCACCGGCTACAACTACGAGGCCGTCCTCTCGATCCCGGTGGCCAAGTTCACCGGCTCGACCCCGGTGGCCAGCCTCGACTCGCTGACCACGGTGGACCTCCCGTTCACCGTCCTGGACAACGGGTCCTCGGCCGCCATCACGATGACGTACACCTCCACCGACACGAGCCTGTAGTGGCCAAGCCCAAGGCGCTCATCCAGGCCGGGGGCATCCGCACCCTGTCCAGGTCCATCCGCATCATGGCGGACAAGGAACTGGGCGACGAGATGAAGGCCGCCTCCCTGGAGGCCGCCCGGAAGGTCGTCCCCTACGCCCAGGACATGGTCCCGGTCATCTCGGGGCGCCTCCGCAAGTCCATCAAGGCCAGCGCCACGAGGAGCCGGGCCCGGATCACAGCGGGCAGCCCCACACGGGTCCCCTACGCCCTGACCGTCCACCGTGGCCGGTACTACCCGGCGACCGGGGTGCGAACCAAGGGCACCAAGTACCTGTCCAAGGCCATCCCCAAAGCGTTCCCGGAGATCATCGACGCCTACGTCGACGCCATGAACCGGATCGCCAGGGCGTTCTACAAGAAGCACGGCGCCCATCGAGTGATGGGTCGCTACGGATCTGGAGGAAAGTGATGGCCGACGAGGCCGAACTGTTCAACATCGACATCAACAGCCTGACCATCGCCGAGGTGGTCGAGATCGAGGACCGGACGGGGATGCCCCTGGACGCCCTCGGCCAGTCCGACAAGCCCAAGGGCCGGATGCTCCAGGCCCTGGCGTACATCTCCAAGCGCCGGGACGACCCGGACTTCACCTGGGAGATGGCCGGGGAGTTGAAGATCACCACCGAGCAGAGCGATCCGGGCCCTACCGACGGCGACGAGTAGTCAACCTGGCACTCGTCGCCCACCGGTTCGGGTTCTCCTGGGCTGATGTCCAGACCCTGACGGTCTGGCAGCTCGCCGCTTTGATCGACCACATGGACACCGAGGCCAAGCGGCAGAAGGCCGCCGAGGCCGAGGCACGCCGCTCCCGCCGCTAGGAGGCACCCGTGGCCACCCGCCCCATCAAGATCGACCTGGTCGGTGATGACTCCCAACTGAAGAAAACCCTGAAGAACGCCTCCACGAGGCTGGGCTCTTTCGGCAAGTCGGTCGCCAAGTTGGGCGTGACCTCTGCGGCGGCCTTCGGGGCGACCGCCGTGGCCATCGGCACCAAGGGCGTCACGGCGTTCGCCGACTTCGAGAAGGGCATGAACGAGGTCATGACGCTCCTGCCCGATGCGGGCGAGGAGGCGTTCGGCGAACTCTCCGACCAGGTCAAGGACTTCAGCAAAGAGTTCGGGGTCAACACCACCGACGCCATCGACGGCCTCTACAGCAGCCTCTCGGCCGGAATCCCGAAGGACAATGTTTTCGCCTTCATGGAAACGGCCCAGAAGGCAGCCGCCGCAGGTGTGACCGACCTGAACACCGCCGTCGACGGCATCTCCTCGGTGGTCAACGCCTACGGGTCAGAGGTCATCGGCGCCACCGAGGCGTCCGACCTCATGTTCACCGCCGTCAAGTTGGGCAAGACCACCTTCGAGGAGATCAGCAAGTCCATCTTCCAAATGGCGCCCATCGCCTCGGCGGTCGGCATCCCGTTCAAGGACCTCACCGCCTCGGTGGCCAACCTCACGGCCCAGGGCACGCCCACCGCCGTGGCCGCCACCCAGATGAAGGCCGCCATGGCCGAGTTGGGCAAGGAAGGCACCAAGGCCGACGTGGCCTTCCGGGACCTGACCGGCATGGGCCTCCAGCAGTTCCTGGAGGAGGAGGGCAACTTCGCCTCCGCCATGATCACCATGAAGGAAGGGGCCGACGAGGCGGGCATCAGCGTCCTCGACATGTTCGGCAGCATCGAGGCCGGACAGGGCGTCCTAGCCCTGACCGCTGACGGCGGCGAAAAGTTCCTCACCACCCTGGGCGAGATGAACGCCTCAGCAGGCGCCACCCAGACCGCCTTCGAGGTCATGGACTCCGGCCTGTCGGCCAACTTCAACAAGATCAAGGCCAACCTGGAAGTGCTGGCCATCGAGATCGGCGAGAAGGTCGCCCCCCACGTCGAGCGCCTCACCAACCTCATGGTGGACAACTTCGACAAGATCCAGCCCGCCATCGCCACCGCCCGAGAGTTCCTCGTCGAGTTCGGCCGGGACGCCCGAGAGGTGTTCGAGAAGGTCGTCAAGTGGGTCAGGGACAACGAGAAGTGGCTGACCATGCTGGTGGCCACCGTCGGCGGCCTCATGTTGGCCGTCAAGGGCTACAACGCCGTCGTCGCCATCCAAAAGACGATCACCACGGCAGTCACCAAGGCCACCAAGATCCAGGCCACCGCCCAGGCAGCACTCAACACCGTCATGGCCATGAACCCCATCGGCCTGGTGGTCGCCGCCGTCGTGGCCCTCATCGCCATCCTGGCCGCCGCCTACTTCAAGTTCGAGACCGTCCGCAACATCGTCGACCAGGTGTGGGACGTGTTCCAGGCCATGGCCGAGGCGTTCCGCGACTACGTCTGGCCGATCATCAAGGTGGTCATCGAGTCGGTCATCGACGTGTTCAAGCGAATGTGGACCCAGATCAAGTTGGCGGTCGATCTGGTCATGGCCCTGTTCCGGGGTGACTTCGCTGGAGCGTTCGACGCCCTCAAGTCCATGGTGGCCAACTCCGTCGGCATGATCGTCGACCTGTTCATCGACCTCCCCATGAACATCCTGAACGCCTCCAAGCCCCTGGTCGGCAAGTTCGCCCTCATCGTGGCCGACTTCGCCGTGTTCCTCGTCATGAAGATCGTCAACCTGGTGAAGGCCATGCCCGGCCAGATCGTCGAGTTCCTGGGAGATGTCGCCCAGGAGATGCTCGACCTGGGCAAGGACATCGGCTCGTGGCTCATCGACGGCCTCATCAACGCCATCAAGGGCGCCGCCGGAGCAGTCGGCGACGCCGTCAAGGACCTCATCCCCTCGGCGGGCGACATCGCCGGAGGGATCTGGGGAGGCATCAAGAGCCTCAACCCGTTCGGCGGCGACGACGACGACGACAAGCCCAAGTCGACCAACGAGGTCTACGCCTTCAACCCCGAGACCGGCATGGTCGAACTGGTCCCCCAGTTGGCCAGGGGCGGCATCGTCCGCTCCCCCACGCTGGCCATGATCGGCGAGAAGGGCCCCGAGGCCGTCGTCCCCCTCAACCGGGGAGGCATCGGCGCCACCTTCAACATCACCGTCCACGCCGGGATGGGCACCGACGGCCACCAGGTCGGCAACCAGATCGTGTCCGCCCTCAAACAATGGGAGCGGGCCAACGGGAGCCTCCCGCTGAACGTGTCGGCGGCCTGACATGGCGGCCCGCATCCTGGCCAAGGTCGAGGTCAAGTTCGACGGCACGAACTACAACGACATCAGCGCTTACACCAGCCGGGTGTCCATCAACTACGGCCGGAGCCACCTCCTGGAGGACGACTTCCAGGCCGGGTCGTGTGTCATCGAACTGGACAACACCGGCGGCGAGTTCACCCCCGGCCACCCTGGGGCGGCCTACGGCGACTCCCAACTCATCAACCGCGAGGTCCGCATCTCCACCGAGGTGGTCGGCGGCTCGGACTCCTATGCCACCTACCTCTGGCGGGGCCGGATCACCGACGTGGACTACGTCGCCGCCCAGTCGACCAGCACCGTCTACATCCGAACCGTCGACGGGTTCGACCAGTTGGCCAAGGCCCAGATCGTCAACCAGACGTTCTCGGCCGAATACACCGGCCTCAGGGTCGAGAACGTCCTGGACCTGTCCAGCGTCGACTACCCCGACCAGTCGACCCCCAACGACCGGGAGATCGACCTGGGGTTCGTGTCACTCACGGCGGCCAGCGGCGTGACCTCGAC